TGCCCCGTGAAGCTAATGGATGTCATTACTGTTCCATCAATGTAAAGTGTAAATGTAGCCGTGTCTCCATCACCAGCTACGCCACCCATTTGAATACTTACTATTGCAACAATGTCCCCAGAATACGCCAAATTAACACCAGTGGTGAAAGTATAGGGTCCAGAACCGGACTGCGTTGAGAAATCCGTGAAATCAGTGATAGTAATGCTATCTCCAGCTACTTTAAGTGTATCAACCGCTGCATTTTGTATCTTGGCGTTAATAATAACAGCGTCATTAATTTGCGCTGAATTGGTGATAATACCAGAGGCAGCTATCAGACCACCAGTGATCGTATTGGCAGTAATCTTATCACCAGTGATCGTTCCGCCAAGTATTTTGCTCGCAATAACAGAGTTTGCAGCCAGCTTTGGCGTTGATATAGCTCCATCCTGTATTTCTGTTGCTGTAATTGAGTCAGCCCCAACATCAGCAACGGTGGCATCCCAAGCACTTCCCGTCCAACTATACAGCTTTCCATCAGTGGTATTAAAAACTTTCTCTCCGGTAAAAGAGCCAGAGGCAGGAAGTGATGAAACATCCTCAATGGCATATAAACCTTGGTCGGTGAACAAACTATAGACACCATTAGCGAAGTCATCGTCATCAATAAAGGTGGTTGTCGCTGATACACCAGTAGTAAATGCAGAGGTATTACCGCTGTAATCTACCGACTTTAAGAAGTAATACTTGGTTTCCTGTATCCCTAAGTTGGAACGAATGAACTCGTTACCACCAGAGATACCAACCTTAGTAGCACCAACAGTTGAATTAGAGGTATTCTCCCAAATCTCAACAAAGTTAAGATCAGAGTCAGCGGGGTTAGTCCAGCTAACAGTGATATACCTGAAGCCACCATCAGCAGTAATTGCTGTAGGTAGGCCCGGTGCCGTTACATCACCACCGCCTGTAAACTGGGCCGTGACAAATGCTCCCTTAACACCGTTAATACTTACTGCCCTAACCCTAAAGATGTACTCTATGTTATCAACTAAAGGAGATAACTCTATAGTTGTATTGGGGGTAGTTGTGCTTGAGTAGCTACTGTCTGACAAAGCCTTCCACTCAATATCATAGTGTGATACAAAAGAGCTTGTTGCAGCAGTCCACGACAGTATAGCAGAGTTAATAAACGTACCGTCACCTTGGGTACGACCACCACCGGAAACGACCAAATTAGTTACAGCTAATCCACTAAAGGGATCAGGTAGGGTAGTGTTATCACGCTCATAGGCTTCACCATCGTCAACTTCATCGTACACAGATTCAGCAGTTTCCCGTAGGGTCATCTGTGTCTGTAGATCAAGTCCATCAGTAAGCCCAAAGTTCCAAGATACAACCTCAAACTCTTTGTTAGTCCAACCAAAGCGAGAGTTAGTCAAGCGGATGTTATCACCAACTTGAACCTGTAGCGTCTTTAGTCCAAAGGAGGCACTAACAACAAGCTGTTGTCGGTTTCGATCCAGAGAAATTCTAGCGATACGTCTAGCTTCAATAGAGTTATCTGTGAATGGTAAGTCAACGTCAGCAGTAGATACTTGTCCATTATCCGCAGCAATAGACGCAGGACTATTTACCTGTGGGTAATCTGTGGTCTGCCAGTTACTTTCTTCACCACGGAATGTACCCTTGACCGTATTAAAGTTGTTTCTACGAGAGTGACGTGTAGATACACTTATGTTAGAACGAAGGTCATCTTCGTTAAGATCAAGCACAGGTGCAGTCCAGTAGGCTGGCTTCATTCTCCAGCTACCTTGAGCATACCACAAGCTACCATCCATAGAGGTAAGCATGTTATTAATCATGTCGTATGGGGTAACTGATGTAGTGAACGAGCCATTACAAGTATAACGTGTTGTACCAGCGATTGTGTTAGTCTGGTCACACACGTTAGCAGCAATAGTTACCAAAGCATCATCAATGTTAGCTGTGTCTTCAGCTACACCGTAGGAGGCTGTTAGGTAGTCTCTCAGGCACAAAGCTGGGTTATCTGAATATGCTGTCGTTGATGTACGAGGGTCATAGACCTTCTTACCTTTGACTACGGCTGTAAACTCTGGGATACCATCTGGATAAACGTCTGCATTATACTTCATCCGTATATACATATATGCAATACCACGGAGCCTACAAGTGTCAGTCCAGTGTGCAGACTCTGTTTCAAGGAATGTATCCACAGTTTGATCTGGTGAACCAAAGTGGAACTTAATACGAAGGTGTTCATCATAACGATCAGAAGAACTTCCATCTGCATCTGTTACTGTGGATACATTCCCACCTTCGTCAATATCATCAAAGTCAACATAGGAATCATTGATATAGATTCTATCGAAAGATGTAATCTCATGTCCAGCGACAGCAATGATCCTGTGGAGATACTCGTTAGTATCACCTGTAGCTTCATCGTATATACGAGCGCCACCAACACGCATCTTACCATAGATAATCTGATGGTCTAGTGCTGTGCCAATAGCTGTAGTTTGATAACCACGGTTAGCTCCAGCTATAGAAGGCTTGGGACTAAGTGCCTTAAGTGCAGCACCAAGGGCAAGGTTAAAAGCAAAGGTTCCTAAGAAGGTACTGAAAACCATAGTTCCTGCAAAATAACTAGCAGTAGTTGATGCCAGTGCTGCTAAGGTAGTTATAGCCATGTTACCCCCCTATAAACTTAGAATATACACGTTCAATAGGCTTGAACTTCAGCCGTTCCAGAACCTTATCGAAAGGCTTATGTGTCTTTGTGTTAATCAGGAGTACAGATACCCCATCTTCTTTAAGGCACTTCTCAGCAAACTTGATTAAGCGGATACCAGCGAAACCTTTGCGGTAATCCTTGTGCAGGTAAATGATGTCGTTACTAGCAAACACATGATCTTTGTAGTGGATGTTAGTACCTAAGATAACGACAAAGTACCCGACAAGGTTATCATCTTCTCTAGCTGTAAATATATTAAGTTTACCCTGTGTTTCTAGATCAGAGTATGCGTCCCAGTCAGGGTTTAACTTAATCTTATCTTGGTTTAGTGCTATCTCTTCCCAGTGGAGTTCTATCAAAGGTTCTATGTCGGATTGCACTTGGCTTAGAAACTCTTGTTGATATGTTACCATTACGCAGTCTTTCTACCCCAAGGTATCTTTTTGTCTTGTAGGTCTTCGATAAAGTTTAACCCATCGTCATCAGGGTAGATTGACTTCTGATAACCAGAGGTAAACCTAGCTACTCTAGCTCTCTCCAAGTCGATGAGCTTGTTCTCAACAGCAAGTTCGATACTTGACGTTTCCCCAGACTCTTCTATGTTCATCTGATCCATGTAACCCGAGAATAGCTCGTTAAAGCCTTTTGACATACTCTCAAGGTTAATTCTACCGCCACCCTCTAGGAGAATGTAGTTGCCTGTCTCTTGGAGTAGGCTATCGCGTAGAAATGTACCAAAGTAAATCTTAGCGACACGACCTTGGTAAGGAGTGCCTAAAGCTAAAGACAGTAGATCCGAGGGAATACCGCTAAGGGTAATTGTAGCACCCTTAACAGCCATTTCTGAGGTCTCTTCGATGGAGGATATACTTAAGAGTTGACCAAGGCCAATCCATTCAGTCCCATCTTCGAGAACTAATGTCCCCTGACCTGTCCACATACGAATGATGTTGTCGTCAAATCTTAGTTCTGTCGCAAAGAATGGATATACGACATCCTCAGAGATGCTCTCTATTGTAGTATTACTTAGATCACGGGACATTAGAACCTACCTTTATTACTCTTCTTCTGGGGTCTCTTCGGTTGAAGCTGTAAGCATATCAACAAAGGCTTGCTTACCGACCTTAAGTTGATCTAAGTTAAACTCTGCTGAGTTGATCTTCTGTTGTAGAGAGTTGATGTGGTTAATCATTAGTTTCTGTGCATCAGTTAATTGGTCTTCTGTGTAGTCTACTTCGTTAATCGTGATGATAACCTTTTTGTCTTCAGTTGTCATGTCGATCTCCTTTCAGTTTAAGTGCTTCGCAGTGTCCTCACTACGTTGCGGGTTAAGCCGCCCAAGGTGTTCCCGAGGCTTCGGTTGGGTTAATCAATGCATCAATCTGTGCAGCGATAGCAGCTTCCGTATCAGCCTGTGATACGCTGGCCCAGACCCAGCCCTGCGCCTGTGCTTCAGTCACGTCAGCATACGCAACAAAGTCAGATGCGTCAGGGTCAGGTGTTAAGCCCACTGTGCCATAGGATGACGCAGAGTGATCTCCGTCAACGCCTGTGCAGCGCCAGTGTACTACGTTAATTCCACCCGTTGCGATATCGTGTTCGCAAGTGGGGATAGTCCAAGTGTAAGTTACGGCCATAGGTTAAACCTCCTGTGCTGCTAGATGGGCGGCATAAGCATCCTTAACCGCTTGTGTGTGTACGGCTGCACAGATGGCTTGCACCTCTGCGCTTTCACCTGTGATGTCATCGTTAGGTGCAACGACATGGCGTGAGAATGATCGGCTGATCTCTACACCGTCACGCTTGATGACTACGGCGGTTCTCACCTGCACATGTTTGAAGTCGCCTACGATCTCTATTTTGTCTTGTACTGTTTCTTCCGTTAGTGCCATCGTTTATCTCCTTTGATGGTTGGACTGACTACCCTGTGATCCGACAGGGGTGGTTATGAGGCAGTGATGTAAGTTCCACTTACCATTATGTACAGGCTACTACCGTTGACAAAAGTTGAGGGGGTTGTGCCGCCAGTTGGCAGGAAGGTTACGCTGGTGTTGTTTATGTTTTGGTATCCCGAAACCCCTGCGGTTGCACTCCCGCCGAAAAACGTATTGTGTGAAGTCACTATCGGCTGATAGGCGTTTTGGCTATTCAAAACTGTAAACGGCAAACCAGTTATCTCTGCTGTACCGCTGGCTCCACTGATGGTAGCGGCTTGGGAAAAGTAGTTCCAATGTACAACCTGCCCAATCTTAGTGTAGAAACCAGTGTAAGTCACCGCAGAAACAGTTGCGCCACTAAAGCCTACTGTAAACGTCCCAGCCTCATAGTCATCCAGCTTATTAGCCGACCCAGTGCCGCCAAGGTAGACACCGCCAGAGAGGTAGAGGTCTTTGAAGCGGCCCGATGAATAACCAAGGTCAATGGCATTATCACGCACAAGATTAGTGCTGGTGTTCCAAGGCGCTACAAGGTCACTTTCCCCATCAATCAACAGGGCAGTATCCCCGTCACCGATATATAAATCGCCGCTGCCGCCAACCCCAATACTCCCCACAGTGGAGCCGTCTTTTTGGAATTGAACAATCTCTCCGTCTGTTGATAGACGGTTAAAACGCCCAACATAGTCCGAAGAAACTGTTGAGTTTAAATACCCACCTGCCCAAAGCGTTGTGCCAGCGATTGCGCTAGATGTAGTCGTCTTACCCACCAGCAAGTTACCGCTGCTGTCGATGCGCATACGTTCATTGTTGCCATTGGTCTTGAACACAATACCGTCTTGGCTTTGTATCCTTGCGCTTTGACCGCTGCTAAAGTTGTCTGTACCAAACTGTGCGTGGACAGTTGAGCCAACCATAATATCAAGCTGACCGCCCCAAACGCCTTGAAGACCTAATGTTGTTCTATTGCTGTTGTTTACAGGCGAACTCGTCCCAATGCCAACATTACCGCTGCTGTCGATGCGCATACGTTCTGTGCCAACACCAGTGCCTGTTGTAAACGTCATTACGTCAGTGCTATTGTCGCCATGCACCCAAAAGTCCAAAGCGCCACTATCCAAAACCCTTATAAAACCTAACTCTGAGCCATTTTCTAAGCGCAAGTGATCTTCGTCAGTCGTGCTAATTGTCAGCGTGTAAGAAGGCGAACTCGTCCCGATGCCAAGTCGGCCATTTAAATCAAGAGTAAGTTGTGGTGATGTTCTTGCGTTTACACCATTAGTTGCAATGTTTAAATTACCCGTTGATGAACGATAATCAAAAGTAGCACCCCGTGCATCCCCCTCAGACAATGTTAGCTGTTCCTGTGATGCTTTTACAGACAGAGGTCTTATAGGCGAACTCGTCCCAATGCCTACGTTACCGCTGGCGTCGATGCGCATTTTTTCAGCGTTAGATATTTGAAAAACATGAGATGTAGGTGTGGCAGCATACATTGTATTCTGACTGCCATCTAAAAGATAAACAGTATTACCGCTGTCGGTTTGAATGTATAGGCTATTGTCTGTGTTGCGATTAAATATAGTAGCAGTCCCAGCACTAGGTAAAGCAATGCTATCTAACGCATAAGCATCAGCCGTCACTGTGCCAGTTACGTCAATACCTGTGGCGGTGGTGGCGAGTTTTGGAGTTGGATAAGTGCCTCCATCATAATAAAGTTGAACCGCACCGTCCGTAAGAAACTGAGCCATATACTCAGTTGCACCTTTCTGAATGGTTACTCCTGTTCCATTAGAATGAAGTTCAAGTTTACCATCACCAACGTCTGTAATCTTTGAGTTACCATCATGGTAAATCTGTAGGTCAGACCCAGCGCCGAAGATGGCTTTGTCGTTGTCACCGAAGGTTACGTCAGCGCCAGATAACGCAAGATCACCAGTCATAGTATCGCCAGTGATCCTAACGAACCCTGAACCACTATCGAAGGCTTCCTTTAGCTCACCGAGGGTAATAGCCTTAGTCTCATCTGCTGAAATATCGACAACAACAAACTCATCAGCGTCAACAAGGTTAGCGCCTGTGATATTAGTTAACTCAGTTATTTTCTTATCAGCCATTAGTGTATATCCTTATCATATCACAGCTTCGACAGCTTCAAACGAGATGCCGTATGTTGACGCATTATTGATTGACCATGAGGTCACATTGTTAGCAAGCCTAAAGACACCTTTTGGTGCATTAAAGACAACTGTCTCACTCGTATAGTCAGAACGTAACGAAGGCCATATCTCTAGGGTTCCATCTCCGTCTTGATCTAAGAGTACCTGATGGAGTTTAGCTGCTGATCCTGACCCAAGCTGAATGTAGTCACCCGCTAGTAATGTACCAGTCATAACGACAGCAGCACTCTCACCTCCAGCATTACCCGTGAGTGTACATGAGCTAACTGTACCCTGTGGTGTAGCATAGTCAGGATCACCTAAGAGGAACGTACCGACTGGCCCCCTAAGTCCAACCAGTAGTGCCTTCCACTGTGCAGCCTTATCACGATGTACCGAGGGAATATTGACTGAGGCTTCCCACTTCTGTCCACCGTGGGAAATGATCTGTTGCTTATAGGTAAAGGGGGACTGAGAGGTAGCTACAGCATTAACTGCCCTTAGCTCGATGCTCTCAATCCCGATAGACGTTGGTGTAGCTAATGGGTAACTCAGTGACATATTGTTGTTCCTTTAACCAAAGACAGCTTTAGTTGTGCCACCTCTACGGCGATCATTAAGCATTGAGTTCTTAGTCATCTGTGCGATCTGAGGTGCAGCCTGAGCAATGATCTTCTTAACGCTGTCGTCACCATTGGCTTGGAAGTTAAACGACTGGTTGATGACTACGTTATCACCACCGCCACCTTCCATCTGTACACCTAGCTTACCGTTAGCACCACGCTTGAGTGGCATGATAGCTTCAGGCCCAGCTTCTCCCATAAGACCAGTCTTACCACCAGCCATAGGGAATAAGGTTGGGCTTCCGACTACACCACCGTTAGCATAGGCTTGTATCTGTGATCCACCTTGCCATGCTCCACCGTCAGCTTGACCATAGGTAGATAGGGCATTTCCTATAGGCCCACCAATAGCTCCACCTATAGCATTTATCGCC